CTTTTTTTTTTTTTTTATTTTTGAAAAATCATTTTCTATAAAAGTCTTTAAAAATTAGGTTTCCCCAACAAGTTTCCCCCACTCTTCTTACTGACTTTCTTAATCACTATATAAACGATTTACTTCTTATCATTTATCATAACAAAATAACAAATATATAAATATATACTCTTACCATAATACTTAACCATTTAAATCTCGGGGGAAACATAACACCGAAATATAAGGACTATTTGAAAAGGGCAAAAAACATTAAGGAATAGTTTATATAAATAATTCTCGTATAAACAACTTAAAGATTATCTGTACTATAATATATAAAATGACAACCATTGCTACCAACCTACTAACTAACTGGACTATCGCTAAGAAGACCAAGACTATTTACGAAGGAGTAGAATGTTTAGAGAAACCTAACATGCTTAAACTATTTGGTTATATGACTTTGGATACTGCTACTGAACCAATCACAAACTCATTTACAACTTACGGAACATATGAAAATGACACTATCCAACTAAAAAAATATATTTCAAGCAAAACCAAAAATTGTATTAAAACATCTCACTTCTTACCAAAAGGACAAAAGTTTAATAGAACCTTACCAAAGGGTTATTTATCTATGGCGGTTATGAGAAGGAAGTTGAGGCATACATTATGCGAAGGCATCTATGTAGATATTGACATGAGAAACGCACAACCAACCATTATAACCTCAATCGCAAAAAATAACAATTATACCGAGATTGTCTTTTTAGAGGATTATGTAAAAAACCGAGATGCTTACTTACAAGATGTAATGAATACTCATGAGGTAGGTAAGGCAACGGCAAAGGAGTTGTTTATATCTCTTATTACAGGAGGAACTTATGATTACTGGTTAAGTAAATACTCACCAACTACAACCCATAAAATAATAGAACAAGTTTGTAGAATAGAGGAAGAAGTTAAAAACATTAGGGAACTGGTTTTCGTATCTAACCCTGCTATTGAGAAAGAGGTTAAAAAAGAATACCCTGATTATACTCCTATACAAATAAAGAAATCCGTATTTAGTAAATGGTATTTTACAATTGAACGCAATATCCAAGAAACCGCAATATCTTATTTGGTAGAGCATAAGGATTTTGAATTAAAATACATTATACCATCACAAGACGGATTTATGATTTTGAAAGAATACGACTACCATACCCTAATCGCAGAAATCAATACCCATACAATTAATACCTTTAACATACCAGTTGAGTTTTTAGTTAAACCATTTGATGAGGTTATAACCGACTGCCCTGACGGAGTAAAACCTGACTATACTGATTATGAAACTATGATAGATGCGAAGGGGTTAGGCGACCAAGCAACTAAATTATACGGAGCATACATCAAGCGAGTTAATGGTTTATTTTATGTTTATAGAAATAATAGATGGTATGATGAAAGCGACCCTACGAGAAGGTTTAACATGATAAAATATATTAGTGAAGATGTATATGAGTATATTAAAAAAGAGATAGAGAATAATGTAGATGATGCTAAATTAAGGGGGTCATATTTAAACAGACTACGACACAATACAAGTAGGATTAATATGATTAAGGAAATAATCACCCACATAGAGAGCAACCTACCCGAAGAACCTGTTAATATTTTTAATAAACATAATCATCTAATAGGATTTAACAACGGCGTATATAATCTTATAACCGAAGAGTTTAGAGATTACAAATATGACGACTATATTACCTTAAGTACTGGTTGGGATTATACCGAACCCAACTACGAAAACGAGGAAGATATACTAATGAAAAATACACTAATAGATATTATGGAAACCATACAACCTGACTTACATCAACGAACCCTATTATTACAAATCCTCGCAACTGGGTTAGACGGACACCCATACCAAAACGCAATAATATACCAAGGTCAGGGTGGTAATGGTAAAGGGTTGTTAGGTAGTTTGATGGGTAAAATATTAGGGCAGTATTTTTATAAACCGAGTGCCTCAATTTTGAAGGAAATGGCTAAAGCAAATAGTGCCTCACCCGATATTATGAAATTGAAGGACAAGAGATATATAGATATTGAGGAAGTAGGAGGCATGATAAATGCTACTCTTTTACGAAATATTACAGGAGGACAAACATTAGAAGGCAGATATTTATACCAAAAAACTACCGAGACATTTAAACTATCATCTCTGTTGGTTTTAGAAATTAATAATGCCTTTGAATTAGACGGCAAACCAGCACAGGCCGATTATCGGCGTTATGTAGTAATAAAGTTTAACACTAACTTTACAGATGACGAAACAAAAATAGATAATGTTATTAATGGTATTCAATATCGTAAAGCAAACCATTATTACGAAACCGACGATTTTCATACTGCTATACGCCCACACTTTTTTCACATGTTAAGTAAGGTATATACCCAATATTACTGCGATACCCAAAAATCATTAAAGTTTAGTATCCCTGAAATATCAAGAGATAATACCAACGAGTATATGGGTAATTTAGACACTTCTAAAAAGGTATTTGATTACTCGTTTAGAAAAACTACTGATTACACAAAAACCATACCCCTTAAATCCATATGGGATACTATTAAGACCAGTGATATATATGTTGAACTAACCAAACAACAAAAGAAAACATACGGACGAGATGAGATTTATAAATATGTTAGAGAGTTATTTAACATGCCCCCACATACAACCAAAAAGGCAGAGATGGTTATGGGAATTGAAAGAATAGATGATGATGAATGCGAGGGGGTAGAAGATGAAAAAGATATGTAAGATAGTACAGGTAGATAGATAGTATCGGCCGATAGTATAGATTATTAATGTTTCACATATCAGTAGGATTAAGGCGTTTATAAATAATTAATTTTTTTCTTAATTATTTATATATGGAAGTTAGACCTAATTTGATATTACAACCCGTCGTAGAGATTACCCCACATCAAGAGTTTAAAGATAAGGCGTTAAAATGTAAAGTTATAGCATTATCTCATTTGAACTATCCCCCAATAAATACTAATCCAACAGATTTACCAGCAAGGGTTAGAAGGAGTATTATGAGTATTATGGAAACCTACATGCTTAAACCAAACGATGAAGTAGATGCTGAGTTTAATGAAATAGTTAATGAGGAGGTTTTAGGGTGTAATTCTAAATATGAAGAGTATAGAGTAGCCGTCCCCGTATTACCGCCTTCATAATGCTTAGCATATCCATAGGATTAATTTTAAATACTTATATATATGGACGATACGATAATTATGTTTTTAATAACAAGTGCGAGTGCCCTATGTGGAGCAATACTTAAAACATTATACGATAGTAAATGTAAGAGATGTAAAATGTGCTGTATAGAAATTGATAGAGACATTGATGCTGAGGTAGATTTAGAAGAACACAAGAAACATAGAGAAGTAGTTGAGGAAAAAATCTAATCATATAATATAATATGAGTTTTAATTACGGATATAACCCAAAAGTTTTACACCCTGACACATTAAATAGTAGGATATTACAAATGACAAGCAACGGATTTCAAACCCCTTTTTTCTTTGGAGGTAGTCAAGTGCCTACCGATTTACATATGCCTACGCCTAAATATGACGGGTCTTATAGTAGTAGAGATTTACCTGTAAAAGGACGAGGTATTAAGTTATATATACCCAAACAGAAATATTATGTTAAATAGACCAAATATATAATATCTACATTTAGTATAAATGAGAATATTAGTATTGAACCAAAACAACCTCGTCCCTGATGGGCAGAATAACAGACTAATATATAAGTTTCCTAATTCTACTTACTTTAAGGGTAATTCTATTGCGGTATCAAGTGTATCTATGTATTATAGTTGGTTTAACATTACGGCACAATATCAAAACAATACATTTAGTTATACTTGGACTGTAGGAGGGGCAACGACTACATTTCCCGTAGTTATACCCGATGGATTATACGAAATCCCACAGATTAACGCATATCTTCAATTTGTCATGATTAATAACGGACACTACCTCATTGATGGCGCGGGTAGAAATGTATATTATGCCGAGATGATTTTAAATCCTACTCGTTATGCGGTTCAAGTAAATACTTATTTAGTACCTACCTCATTACCTCCATCATTCGTCCAACCCGCTAATTTCGCTGGATACCCCACAACAGCCCAAAACTCTGTTATTACATTCCCAGCCCAGTTTAATGTTATTGTAGGGTATGCGGTTGGATTTCAAACAGACGCAAATGTAGGAAACGCATATGTCCCACCAGTGTCCCAATATGTATCAAAAACAGTCAGTGGGACATTATCATATGTATCAACCACCAACCCCAATGTTCAACCCAATAGTAGTATCTATTTTGCCCTATCTAATATTAATAACCCTTATAGTATCCCTTCGTCAATTATATACGCCCTTGTCCCACAGGGAACAGTAGGAGAATTGATTACAGAACGACCGCCTCAATTCATATGGAACAAGTTAATAGACGGAACTTATAACGAATTACAAATGACATTTTTAGGTAGTGATTTATCACCTATCAAACTGAACGACCCACAGATGACAATACTACTGGCGATAAAGGAAAGTGATGAAACTGGTTTTAAGTAAGTTAAAATGATATATTAATAATATAGGCGTATTGTATAATGGATTTAACCGAGCAATATTTAGATAATGTATATGATTGTTTTTTACAAGAACAATTAAAAATATTACAAAGCATCAAGAGCGGAACTACGGAACATAAGACCGCCAAAGAGCATAGACAGATTAGTCTATTAACATCTCTATTGAGCGGTGTATTGAAATTAAAAGAGTTAAGAAGAAAAGAAATATAAAGGACAATCATATTTAAGGAGAAAAACAGAGGCGATATAATCTAATTATTTTTTATAATTATATTATATATAATGGTAAAAAGAGCATATTTTAAAGGAGGTTCAATAAGGTTAATTTCAGGAAAACATACTAATGCTACGCATGTAAGAGGTATGGGTATGGGGTCTGTATTGTTAGATGGAGGACTTGGTGGTCAATCCTCGTATGCGAGTGTTGATGATTATTTAAATACTACTAATAAACTCGTTGGGTCGGTTATTAAGGGACGAGGAGGAGCAAAACAACCATTTAAAAATATAATCCCAAGATTAGAGGCGTTGTCCGCCATTAAACAAAAAAAAGCTAAAAAAGAACAAAATATTAAGTTCTCTATTTAAGGATATAATAGGCGTTTGTAATCCCATAATTTTTTTATCTTACAATATATTATAATGTCTTGTGATAAACTGGTCTATGATTTAAGCGAGGAAATTGAAGGAAGCCCAAATGTGTTTATTAGGAAGGATTGGTTAAACATTCTTGACAATATGAACGCAAACTATTCGTCAAATCAATCAATAATTGACACAAGTCAATTGTCAAACTCAAATAAGTACATGAGTTATAAGGAATGTTTCCTACTTTTTCCTATGTTGATGACCTTAGGAACTTCTGCTAATACTAACTTTAAACCTAATACTACGACGACCTCTGCCGATTATGCTATTGGTCTAAAAAATTGGTTTGGTAATATTATCCACTCCTTTACGCTTGACATGAACGGAACTACTATTATTCAACAAACTCCCTTCGTTAATATGTATAACACTTTTAAACTTATGACTACTCTATCTTGGGGTGATGTTATTTCACAAGGGTCTACCATCGGATTTTATCCTGATGACCCCCTCTCATTTACTATTAATGCGACCGCCCAAATTAACGGAATTGGTATATGTAATAATCTTAATATTATTACTGGAAGTGGGATAAGTCAAGCGAACCTTAATACAAGTTTTAATAGTTATACCTCCGTATCGGGTAATGAAGGATTTACTAAACGACAACAATATATTAACTTTGACCCTGCTGGTGTTGCTGGTACTGGTGGTCAGGCGTATTCTACTATCTTCCCTACCCAATCCGCTACTGCTCTATGGAAGTCCTATATTTTTAACAAGGTTGATACTGCGGGTGCTGGTGGGCTTATTGAGTTTGCTATTACTGCGACTATATACCTTAAACATGTCCATTCATTCTTTTCTATGTGCCCCCTATTGAAAGGAACATTCTTTAAGATTACTATGAACCTTAATAACTGCTCTACCGAGATTGTGGCGAGTGGGTCTGCTACGACCCCATCAGTGACGAGTGCCCTTACCTACCAAAATACCGCTGTTGCTGTTGGTGGGGTATTGCCTTTAATGGTAGCTTCTACGAATGTTAATGCTGGGGGTTTCACTATTACTGGGGTTAATGCGACTGGTGTTGCTGCTACTTATTTCGCTACTCTGTCTGTTGGTGGTAAATGCTTACATCAACCTACCAAATCTATTGCTGGATACCAAGATAGTACTCTCGGTCAGTCGGTCATTCTATATGTCCCTGCCTATACATTTAATCCAGTCTTTGAGCAGAGTTATTTATCTTCTCCTGTCAAGAAAATCGTATATGAAGACCTATACCAATATCAAGTGGTTAATGTGTCTGCTAATGGATTTTTCAATAACTTAATTACTAATGGTATTGCTAATATCAAGTCAGTCTTAATTATACCCTTTTACTCTGCTACTGCTTCTACTGGTGGGTCTTATATTGTGGGTGCTCCTGTCTATCAGTCTCCCTTTGATACTGCTGGGTGCGGGGCTACTTCTCCTATGTGCCTCTTCTCTAACTTTAATGTGGTAATCAGCGGACAGAATGCTATTTACAATACCGAGCGTTATGCGTTTGAGCATTTCAATAACCAACTTGCGGGACAGAATGCCGTTAATGGTGGATTAACTGATGGTCTTACCTCATCTTTGGTTTCTTCTCTTGGGTTTGAAATGGCGCAGTCATACTGGTATACTAATGTATCTCGCATGTTGCCTGTTGAGGAGAGTGTGCCTAAATCCGTACAAATAGTCGGTCAAAACTTGTCTAACCGAGCATTGGACTTGTTTGTCTTTATTACCTATGGCGTTTCTATTGATGTTGATGTATTAACTGGAAGTAGAGTTTAAGGGAGGTATATAGCGTATATACCGAATATAATGTCAATATCAATTTAAAGACATCGCATATATTATAGTATAAATGGATTACATTAACGGATTTGATAATAGATATAGAATTAACCGAAATGGCGAGGTGTTTAGTTGTATTTATAATAAACTTATGAAACCTCAATTAAACGATGATGGGTATTTAGTTCTTTCATTAACAAACAATACCAAAAAAAAAATAAAATGCTCCATTCATCGCCTCCTCGCTTTACAATACATACCAAATCCAGAAGGTAATGAACAAATAGACCATATAGACCGAAACAAATTAAATAACGACTTATCTAATTTAAGGTGGGTTTCACAAACAGAAAACCGAAATAACCGAACGGATTTGTTATGTCTAAAAACCGAGGAAGAGTTAGAAGAAAGAAAACAACATATTAAAGAATACAAGACCTTAAAGGCGCGAGAATACCGAGAAAGAGATAAGGACTTACCTAAACCAGTTAAAACCGAAGAAGAGATTTTAAAAATGCGAGAGTATAAGAAATTAAAGGCGAGAGAGTATAGAGAGAAAAAACTTCGTAATTTGTAATTAACTAATTTATATTTTTTGTAAATAATTAAAAATATAAATACTTATTTGCCCTAATCTATTATTAATCCTACGGATATGCTACGCATTAATACCTACTAATAGGCGTATTCATCATCTTAACATCAACGGGTAATTTAACCATATCAACGCCTCCACCGACATCTTCTTCTGTAATAGTATTAGGGTCGGGTAAAACATCAATCTCAGTTCTCTTGGATTTATCGGCAGATTGAAAAAACATTTTAAGGATGTACTCGTTTTTCTTGAAATCAATAGAAGTATTAAGGTCGTCAAACAAATCCATAAAGGCATTAACATCATCATACAAATCCTTACTCCTATGAGGAAATACGCATATCCAATGTAAAAAAGCACAACAATACCAACCACATGCGTTATTCATTAATGACTGAATATCCTTTGTAGTATAAGGTAGTTTCTTACCACAGGTATTTTCTACACATTTCTTAATCCATTCACTGGGGGGTGCTCCATAAGGGTCAAAAAATATAGGTTCGTATGTATCAACCCCATTATGTTTAAAATGTTTAATGTATAAGGTAGTCCAATGCGTTCCCGTATTTCTAATACCTTCATCATCAAACTCGTCCTCTAAATTAACAATATAACCAGTATTACATTTCACCTTTTTAGGCAGTTCATCTTTAAATACAATATCTTCTAAATCAAACCCCATCTTTTTAGACAATACCTTTAATTGAGTATCTGTAAGCATCTATATAATTAAGAGATAATTTAATTTGGTCTAAATAACTTATAACTTATGGGACTAAACCATTTCCCTTAATATGTCTTACATAAGCAGGGGGTAGTGTATGCTGAAATTGAAAATTAGCAGAAAATGGTTGCGACATTAAGGCAGGAGGTAAATGAGATTGAGCCCTCAATAAATTACCTCCACATGCGACGCTTGAAACCTCTTTGCGTCCTCTACCCATCATACGAGAAGACCCAGCATACAATCCTACACCCACTGGGGTTAATCCTTTACCATCTAATTTCTTATTTGCGTATTTTGCCCCAGCAGTTCCTAACTCACTTCCCAACTTACTACCCAATTCAGCGCCTAATGGGGCGAGTTCGGGTTGCCCTACGGCGGTTGCTAAACCACTCAAGGCCTCTGCTCCTAATTGAGGGGCGTATTTGGCGACTTCACTAATTCCCTTTTGGACTACTGGTTTAACATACTTATTGGCTACGCCGTACAGAGTATCCTGTGCTTTTTTGCCTATCAATTTTCTAACTCCTCGGTCAAACTTTTTACCAAAAATACTACCTCCCTCCATAGCACCCTGTGCTTTATTTAGTAGGATTTCATCAGGAGTTAATTGTACCATAACCCCTTTATTTTTACTAAATGCCCGAATTACTGGGTTATATGTTGCTGGATGTACGATTAGGTTAATACCCTTCCCCTCCATATCTTCCTTTTGTATTCTAACTCGGTGCCCGTTCCTCAACCTACTCATCTGCTTTTCACTTGCCTTAATTCTCAACATTTTAGCGTCTTCCATTATAATATACTACAAGATAATATTTACGAGTGATTTTTCTTAACTATTCTATAAACCTACCATAACAGATTTATACTTAAATTGTTGGGACTATAAGGGTCGTCTCGCCATTTTCCTTTAATATTAGTTGCCCTATTAAGGTAGTTTATACGCCTAATATCGTTTTGGTGATATGTATAGTCCTCCATCGGTGGGTCAAACTGACCGAAGTGTATAAACTTACCATCGGGTCTTTGTATCATATATTTTTTAGTTATTTTTGTTGATATGTATAAGGGTATATCCTTGCCTAAATATTTGTCTAATTTTTTCCTAACTTTTTCAGGGTTGCTATATTTTATGAGTTCTTCATATTTTTCATCTTCATCCATTATATATATAATGTTAGAGATTGTTATATATATAGTAGTTGGTATTTTGTATATGGTATATTTTGGTCTTATTATAGCAGGGTATAATATGATTTATGATTTACTTTAATTTAATGTAAGTATCGCTCATGTTTCCGCTACTACCCATATCAGTCATATCAGCGTCTATTGCTTTCTGCTCCTCACTATGCTTTTTATATTTCTCTGTTAAAAATGTATGACGCATCGCATTAATTGCTACTTTCCTACCTCCAAACATCTTATTAAATCTTTGGTTCAGTTTCACAGAGTTTAATGGCGATAAGTTGCGGTCAAATAATAAATAATTGGTTGGATTTACACTTATCCATTTTGTAAGGATTGCCTTTAATGGTTTGGGTATTGTTATGCGTTGCTCTCCATAATATTTACTGGTCTTGTAATGATTAAAAACCAGTTCGTTCTTATCTAAATAATTCTTTTTATCTCGGTCTCCCTTTATGACGAAATCACAATAATCTAATGACCTTCTTGGTGGGATAAACATACCCCCTAAAAGTGATAGGATAATAAAGGATTGTATTTCTTGAAGGTCTGCTGGTTTAAGGGTTTTCTTTTTGTAAATTAGGTCTGTTTCGGTTTTAAGGTCTTCCCAAAGTTGTTTAATTTCATCTCCATTAACCCAATTCTCTTTTTGGGTTTCTGTCTTTTCTTGTTTATGGATTTCTTTGTTATAGTCTCGTATATCTCCCAACATGAGATTACGATAATCTTTGTCATCTGTTATTACGACTAATGCGGATAATATGGTCTTACGCCTATTTGGAGGCATATCATCTAAAAACTTTATCACTTTATCTGTATCCTTAAACTTGGATAGGTCATAATCTGTATCGTCAAATACTTTCTCATATAGGGACTTGATTGTAGAGGCGTACGATTTTATAGATGTTGGGGAAAGGGTATCTCTTTTTTCTTTAATAGCAGTTTTAATTTTGTCGGTCATATATAATTTAGATAAATATTAAAATCTGTGCGTTTAACTCTATTATTTTTTTATCTATGTATAATTTATATGGAGATTAAGAAGAGTTTTAATAATGATATAACCTATGGATTAAGTATGGAGGATAAGGTGATGAATGAATTGGGTAGCGTATTTGGTGGTAGTTTAAAAAATACAAAAGATTTGTACAACGACCGATATTATATTTACGATTTTGAAAGTGATGATGGTACAAGTTTTGAATTAAAGTGTAGGAGAAATACGAAAAACGCATATCCTACAACTATCTTACCAGTTCATAAGGTTAGACATGTAGATACTCCCCAATATTTCGTATTTCGTTTTACTGATAAGTTATGTTATATATTATACAATAAAGAGTTGTTTGATGGATTTAGTCAGCGTATTATTAGTGTATATAGAGCAGGTGCTATGCCTACTCCGCAAAACCATTATGAAATACCTGTTAAATATTTGACCGATATTTAGGGGGAAACTTTTTGGATTGGGGGAAACTTTTTCTATTTTTACAAACTTTTCTATAAGGACTTTTACTTTTTATTTTTATTTTTTGATTTGTGATTTTTGTAAATAGTTTGTAAAAAATAGGTTTCCCCTAATAGTTTCCCCCTTTCCCCAAAATAAAAATAAATATATAATCATAATTATAACTATCACTTAACATCATAACTTAATAACCAAAATAGACCAATAAACATTAAGGGGGAGTTTATAAGAAAAAACCCCATATAAACAATATAAAGACACTCCATATATATAATTATAAAATGAGTAATACTACAATCATCGTAAAGAAAAGCAACAAGAAGACCCCCAAGAAGGAATACCTATTTAATCAAGATGTATGGAGAATTATCATGAGGTTTGTAGGAACTCCCCAACAATTCATAGATAGACAGATGAATATTATGATACGAGCAAGAGAAAATAGGATTATGTTATATGCCGATAGAGGATTTGTACCCTATAAGAATGAAATAGATAAAATACCAGCACCAATTCTAATGACATTAGAAGAGTATAATTTTGAGGGGTTTAAACACCAACGAGATTTATATACTGAGATTTATGATTATGCGTTTAATAGAAGTAGAGATGCCGATGACTTAAAGGTTATTATATTACGATTATATGGTAATAATAACCCAGTAAATATGATGGGTAAAATAAAAGGAGATAATATTTTAAAAGGTAAGCGTATTTTAAAAGTTTTGGTAAAAACAGAGTTAATATGTGGATTAAACCCATCACAAATATCTAATTCATTAATTAATTATCAAATGATACTGAGTGGTGCGTATAATGGGGATAACCCATTAATGGGAACTCAATATTTAGTAGTAGTTAGTAATACAAAGAAATAGAGAGTTAAATTAATTAAGTAGTATAGAGTATAGAGTATAGTATAGGGTAGTATAGGAGATTTTGTAAATATTGTAAAAATTAACAACATTTTTTTTACAATATTCTAATACTTAATTAGGTCATAAAACATTAGGGGGGAGTTTATAAGAAAAAATGCCGTATAAACTACTTAAAGACAACGCATAATATATATTATAAAATGAACCACTACAACAAAGCAAATGTTATAACTCAATTACGCAAGTTAAAGGTAGGTAGTTATATAGAGGTTTCTATTGACGACTTAACGGAGTTTATCAAGGGAGAAGATGATGGAGCGGTTATTTACTGCGGGGTTATTACAAATATAGTGTATCTACATGACCCCCGTTATATAGCACCTGATTTTATTGATTATATTGAGGTTGAGATTGATTTGAAAAAACGACCCGATATGATTATCCCAATTAGAGAAACATACAATGATATATTTGAACTACGAGATATGACCCATCTTTTTGTATATTAATAGAGGGATGCCCTCTAACACCCAATAATAAGGCGGATTTATACAATAATTTAGATAGAATAGCATGTAATAACCCCATAATCATAGATAAACTTTAACAAAAATATTTTTATTAATTGTTTATACATATTTAGACCTATTATAATATGTATAAACACTAAATAACCATATAAACGCCCTTATTTTCAAATACTTACCTATTTCTTACCCCTCTTTTCCCGCATCTTACGCATGTACTCTAATGCTTCAGGACTACCCTTAACAAGACGCCCTCCACTCATAGACTTCTTATTAATAACACCTTCGTTTAAATGCGGTTCCCATCTTGTCGCGGGTACTTCGGGGACTATCAACTCTCCACCTTTCATGAGACCTTCCTTATACACTAATACCAAACTTATACCACTATCTTTACCTAACTCTTTAATCCTATATTGAGTATAACCTTTCTTCTTAACTTCTGCTGGGGACATCTGTCTAAACTTAATAGTTCCACTCTTTTCGGTAGGGGGTATGGTATTATCTGCCTGCTTTAATGGGTTCAATTTTTTATGTTTTTCAATTGCCTCGGTAGTCTGCCCTTCTTCAATATCGGCCTTTACGGCTTTTAATCCATTATGTTTTAACCATCTAACCGCTGAGGCTACTTGATATTTAGGCATATCAAAAATAATAGACTGGACTACATACGACGGCGTAATGATTTCAATCTTACCCCCTTCCATCTCTTCATCACTATCACTATCACTACTATCCTCCTTTATTTGCTTAATCTTCTTAATTAAATGAGTTGCTTGTTTATAGTCTTGGGGGTCAATGGGTTCATTAGGGTCTGTAATATGTTTAGTTAAGTGATTAACCATACTACCATACTCATCAATAATACCTGCTCCTTGGGTAAAAGAATTGAAGGCGCTTCCCAAATTAGTTATAGTATCGGTTATACCTGACAACGCCCCTGTATTATTAAATAGTTGTCTTGTGTCTTGCTTAATAAATGCCCTATCATCTTCATCCCCTATTCCGTTGGCGTCAAATATAGCGAGGATAAAATCCTGACAATTGTTTCTCTTAGCGCTGTATGTAAAAAATGCTTTACCCATATATTTATGAGTTGCCTCCATCATGCTTAAAATAGACATATTGGGAGGTATAGGTATAACAATCAACTCCTCAGTTTCAGGGCGAGTTTGTGGGTTAATATCCATATTAATAACCTCGTTCTTTTCAATACTTATGATACTACCATCATCTAACGATACGCCTATAAACAAATGGTATAAATCGTCAAATGGAGCATTAGATAGATTATGTGCGAATGGTTTAGATACTGACCCTAATATATGAGTAAATAAGGCTGGGACTGGGGTGCGTTTAATGCGGATACCTCTAACAATATCATTCCCATATCGTTCTAATATATTACGGACTTTTGGCTGGTAGTCGTTTCTTCCGTATATAATAGCCTTCCCATAATCCGTTAGTTTCTTTGTTGCCTTCTTGACTTTTTTTGTAATATCGCTCATAATACCCTTTCCTTCTTGTTCTTGTTCTTGTTCTTGTTCTTTGATTGCTTTTTGTCTTCTCATGTAATCTCTCTTCTGTATGCGTAATGCTTCTTTGCGTTCCTCTTCGGTTGCGTATTTTGGTGCTTTTCCTCTTTTCTTTGGTTCTTCGGGTTCCGCTCCAACCGACGGAGAGGGTTGTTGGGCTGGTTCTTTAAACTTATCAACTATCTTATATTTTATTTGGGGTTCTTGTACGGGGACTGGTGCTGGTTTTTGTTTGGGTTCTTTGGTTGGATACTTGCGGTCTTTCTTATACTTGGTTATTTGGTTCTCTACTTTATCCGTAATCTTATCCCCCCAATCTTCTTCGCTTGTATTTATATTAAACTTAATAGGAGGTTGGGTTTCATTATATAAGTTATGTGCTACATTTTTGGGTAGTAATTCAGGCCTTCCTCTTGACTTATTTTTATAAGTGATTACTGGTAAGTTTTTTAATGGGGTATCTTTATGGGTTTCTAACATCTCAAAGTTTTTTCTAATAAGTTCTCTGTCTTTTGTGCTAAATAGGGATAATGGTATGGGTTCATTAGGTTTATGTGATAAATGTATAAAATTATTCTGTATGGGTTTCCTTAAAATAGTTATAGAAGGTTCCCCCTTTCTTGTGGAAAGGTTGCGAGTTTTAGTTAAGGGATTTACTAATTGGTATTTGGTTTCAGTAGTTCCTTCCTTTTTACCTGTTTGGTGAGTAATCTTTCGCTCAACTACGAAATACTCGGGGATTATTAATTTAGGTTCTCCAAACTCGGTGAGTTTAACCATTTCTTTTTCCTTTTCTTCTTTTGGTTCTTTTGTTTTCTTTGGAGGTTTAACATATCCCTCGGGTTTTGGTTGCCCTCTCTTTTCCCTAATCTTTCTCATGTGCTCCTTGGCTTCTTCACTTCCTTTTACAAACTTGGGCATGTATATATATTATACTTTACATAAAAATATTCCAGTTTAACTTAATTCATATCCATAGGATTAACCCGTTTTAATAGGTCGGGTGTTATATAAGTCATATTCTTCTTCAACAATTAGTACTTCATAATCGGATGTTTCAATACCAGTATAATCCAAATTACAGCATTCGTAAATATCTAATCCTTTCATATTTATTAAATAACTTACATATTTATTGAAATCAACATTTTCTAAAATATCCTCATAATCAGGGTTGTTATAAAAATCTTCTTCTGAGATTGGATTGTCTAATATAGATGCTCTACATATAGGGCATAGAGATTGTTTAGATTTTAACATACCCTCCTTACAATCTATACATACAGAATGTTCGCATTCAAAGGTTATATGTTCCTCATGTATCAAATAACATATAGGACATTCATCAGCATCTAAATTGCTTGTACGATTATAAATAAAATCTTCTACATATGGGGTATAGTATTTATACATTTGTTTTTCCTTATCGCATTCCATCCAATCTTCTAAATTATCCATAATAGTCGTTTTCATAATATCAAACATATCCTCGGTATGAATTACATAAATAGTATAGTAATGGGGAGGTTGTAAATAGTCGGTTGTTATTTGGTATTCCATACTTCCTATTAATTCTACACAACCTAATATTTCCCTTTCTCTTTCTATAACTACTTTATTAATATCATAATAATAAATGGGGGGGTTGGTATTATCATCTAAAAATCTTTTAATTAGGTCTATATGGTCTGATAATATATTAGTCGTATCAATATCTTTACATGTTAAAGTTTTTCTTGGTAATATGAAATCACACATTTATATATTGTTAAGATTAAGTTTTTTAAATTATACCTTAATAAATGATGTTTCGCCCCCATACGGTGGGTGTTAGAGGGTGTCCCTCTATGTCAATAAATCAATACTAACGATTGATGTAGAAACACCCGCCAGTGTCAGGACAATAATCCTCATTAAGGCACTGGAAGAAGAGGGGATGACTACGGTTGCTGAATAAGTAGTTAATATGTTCGCGCCAAGACCAGTCAGAAATGATGTCGCAAGCGACCCGTTATTACGAATTCCTATATTATACATAGCGTTATTACGATTGCTTGAAAGGTTAAGCGTTGCCACCGTATTTGATGTCCCAGTGAATGTTATAGTTCCATTTCGTAGCGTCAAATTACTACCGCTAAATGTGAGCGTAGTTCCAAGGAAGGATGCCGACGCTGTTGTGGAGGAGCATTGAATATCTGCCGTAATTGATGTAGTAGAAATATTACCGCTTGATGGGTTATATGTGAGCAGTGGAGCGGTTATGCTGTCAATTAATAAATTAGAAGTCGCTGAAGCACCCGCACAGAAAACCAAATTATACGCTGTATTACTATTATCATTCGCCGTATTTACAGAAGTCGCCGAAGTAGCATTTCCGCTTAAAGCACCTGAAAAGGTCGTTGCGGTTATTAACCCCGTAGCGGGATTACAACTTAAAGAAGCGGTTTTCTGCGGTTTCCCGCTCCCAGTTCCGCTACTATCAAAAAATCCTAAATAATGCGTAAGGTTTGCGCTGGTATTTACACTCGCTATATTTCCAGTCCAACTATCCGCCGTTAATAGATTAGACCCCGACACATTTGTTAGTGTCATCACATTATTTTTTATATCTATTGAATTAGGGGTCGCCGTTGATGCTAATAGTATTTGAGTGTCGTCTAACAATATGGTATTAGTCGTAGACGCATCTGAGAAGGTTAATTGAGAGGCGGTTAATACCGCTGTCTGTGTTGGTGCTGGGAATACATCGGCTACAACTATGGGACAAGTTGCTATTAATTGATTAGATACGGTCGCCGTATTTAGGGTGGCTGTTCCATTACTAATAAGGTCAATAAAAGTTTCTGTTCCTTGGGCAATAGGAAAGTTAAGAAAAGTTCCTCCTGATGTGGTTGATGATAGGTTTTGGTCGTATATAAATACAGAAGGGTCAAAAATTGCTAATTGCTCTAATGGGGGGTCATAACTAATTCCACTCATGTTATATACTATCTGTATATTATTAATATTTTAAAAAAACCCAATTATACTTTTTCGTAGGATTAGTTAATAATATGTGGTTAATATCTATGTATATATTATTAATATGTCAAAAAAAGCAGAGAAGAAAATAGAAGGCGCTGGGAAGGTAATAAATATGTACGAAAGAATACCCAAAATATTCCTTGATAATGTAGAGAACCCAAATTTTCATTTACATCATCTTAAGACGCCTTTTCGCCTGTGTATCGTATCCCCCAGTGGGTCGGGAAAGAGCAACCTATTAATCAACTTACTAAATCTATTTAGTCAAGGAAATCAAGGGACATTTAGTAGTATCAATATCATTACTCGTAATAAAGATGAACCCCTTTACAAATGGATTACTTCTATATGCGACCAAATTATTATTAAGGAAGGATTACAATATACCCCTAAACTTGACGATTATGATAAAGACAAAAACCATTTAGTCGTATGGGACGATTTGGTGTTAAGTAAAGATTTGTCTATGGTAGAGCAATACTATATTAGGGCAAGAAAGTTGAATGTGTCTGTGATTTTCATATCCCAGTCTTTTTTTAGAATACCAAAGATAATCCGTAATAATTGTAATTATATGATTATCTTAAAGTTGTCAGGGAATAGAGAAGTTAATGTTATATTGAGCGAGTTTGGATTAGGCGTATCAAAAGATGAACTCTTAAAAATATATGAATACGCAACCGCTGAAAAGTTTAGTCCTCTTGTTATTGATATGGACGAAGATAAGAGTTTGAGATTTAGGAAAGGATTTTTAGAGATTATACATGTTGAGGATTTATAAAATACTTTGTAAAAGTATGACAAATATTTAGTTAGGGGAAACTTTTGGGGTGGGGGAAACTTTTTCTATTTTTAGGACTTTTCTATATAATGACTTTCATTTTTTTATTTTTTATTTTTGATTTGTGATTTTTGTAAATAGTTTGTAAAAAACAGGTTTCCCCTAAAAGTTTCCCCCTTTCCCCCCAAAACCCAAAAAAACAAATATTATAATATTATCCAATAACTATAACTATTACCATAATACTTAATACTCAGTTTAGAGCAATAAACATTAATGTACAAGTTTATATAAATAATCCCCATATAAACAATATAAAGATACTCCATATATATAATTATAAAATGACAGCTATTATTGAAAACACTGAAACCGCACATGCTATGGACGCTGAAACCACATACCCTATTGAAATAGAAATGTTTAACGAGGTTCTTCTTGAATTAGAGTTTAACCAAAATATAATCGTAAAGGGAGATAATCCCCAAATTACAAGAGCCGTACAATGTTATATTATTGATAAAAAAGCAACCCAAAAACGCATGAATGAGGTTATAACTCAATATTTAAATGATGCGTTTATTAAAGAGTTTGGAGAGGAAATCCCAAAAGAAAATACTATTAACCCCTTTGACAAGGTTATTACTGAATTAAACAGATATACACAACAAACCAGTATTACCTATTATCATAGGATTATGATGGTTGAATTAGTTAGAGTAGTAAAGGATAAGGATTTAGTAGGTAGAGTGGTTAATAAAAAGAGTGGGGTAAAATATGAATATACTGATAAACAAAAAATAGTATTGATTAGACACATACCCCCCAAGTTAAGACGAACTACCTTACCCGAGGAAATGGATTATAAAATCACAATATACCCTATACTTACACCCAACCAACAATATAGAAGTCCCACTACTCTATGTCCCATAACTATTACATTTAGCGATGTATTAAAAAGAACTCCTTTTAATCTACCTAATTCTAAAATACCTTTGGAGTATAAAATAATAGTAGACATTGAATATAATAATAAAGCGGTTATAGCAGAAAAATTAGTATCTAATACATGTGATATTATATATAATAAATTATTAACAGATAAAATTATAGTTAATAGAGTATATTTACCAACCCCTTACAGAAGGTATAAGAAATGCGAATGTATAAAAAACAATACACTATTAACCTTATTATCATATATAAAATATTGGGACAAAAACGGAAATCCAACCTTAAAAGGATTAACAGCAGACGAAATTACTGAAGACAACTCCTATATTCATTATTCAAGATATACTACAAAGTGCGACCTTGAAATGTTTATGATAAATAGCGGATACATACAAAATAAACTAATTGAAAACGGGGAAACTATAACCATTAAAAGAGTAAATAAAATGCGAAACGAAATATTCAAAATGAGATACCGAGATATAGTATTATGGATGTACAAAGAGTTTTAATATCCCTTTTATAAAATAAACAACAACTATGGGGACGCCCATAGTTAGTAGTATAGTAGTATAGTAGTATAGTAGTAGTTATAATAAAATATAAAGTATCGCATGATATTTTATATTTTATAAGTCTTCAAAATATTTTATTACAATACTTAACCAGTTTAGGGCAATTTCGCCAATATATTTTTTCATAAAATATTTTATATAGTATTATTATATAATGTCAGGAAAACCTTTGATTAGTCCCAGTGATGCGAGTAAGTATAGGCAACAATATCTCGCAACCCTTGCCCTTCAAGCCAATATTAACGACGCCAATCTACAAGCCAATAAAATATACAAGAGAACAGGACAGACCCCTACGCAACCGACCGATATGAGATTAACCAGTGAAAAACTCGCAGATATAGAACGCCTTAAAATTGAAGTACGGGCACAACTTGCTAATATTATGGACGGACAAGACGCCCAAGCAACCATAAACGATTTATCATCCGAAGCATTACAATTCGTAGCACAGAATATTAACCAAATCGTTAAAGAGATAAAACCCCAATACCAGTTAGGAATACCCGCAACTGCTTTTGAAGTATGGCTGACTAATTACATGCGTAAGTCAAGCGAGGTTAATGAAGTAGCCTATGGATTACAACAGAACGACGGAGCAGGTGTTATGTTAGGAGCAGAACAGATTAGGGAATTGGTAAATGATGAAGTGTTAAGGCAAGTTAGGGAAGTTATTAGAAGATTGGGGCAAAATAGTTCTATGGGTAAAATGTTGGAGCGTAGGGTAGAAGAGTTAAGACCGATTGTTGAATTAGAGAATGAATTAACTACATTAGGGCAAATACAAAATGTAAGCACAAGATACTCTTTACAGAGGCTATTTAATAATATATATAACGGCATACCTTTACAGATAGAGGTATATGATATATTAGCCCCATTATTTAGAGCGTTTGATAGAAATGATAGACAACTCGCAGATTTATATATAAATAAATTAGATGAAATCCTCGCAGTAGAACCAAGCGCCGTAGTAGAAGCGCAACAGGCCTTATTAATGATTGAAGATGTAAAGCAAGGCGACGAAATACCTCCTCCTGAAGAAGAAATAGACTATGGAGGAGGAGGAGAAGGCGAACCATCTAAAAAATCCCAAAAGCGAGATAGAGATTTTGAGTATAAACTTTATAAATACGAAGAAGCCTACGGACAATTAAACCCTAATAAGTATGAGGGGGTTAGAAAATCAAAGGACGCCTTAACAAAAGAAATAGAGGAAGCATTACAAATAATGCCCTATGGTAGTCAAAATGAAAGCAAAACAGCAAGAGCATTCTATATTAATGTTATGGGAGGCGACAAGAAATCTCAGGGTAAATTAAATGGAACCGAGTTAAGACAAGTATATAGCCGAGTTATAGAGGAACTGGCAAGGGGTAGAGAAGGAAGTAGAAGTGATATTCGTAAATATTTTCAATCACCCCCACCCCCATCATCATATACATTTAGTCCAACCACTACCATAGAAAGTGAAACTCCATCCTACAATACTCCCTTCTCCACTAAAAGTACAAGCACCTTATCGTATAGTAAAGCCCCAATTAGATTTAGTGATGAACCTATAAGCGCTAAAAAGGGCAAAGGTATAGGCGGTAGAAAACCGATTACGAGAGTTGTAGATTACTCGCAAGGGGTAGCCCCAATAGACCATTATGTCCCATTCGGTAAAATCTTTATTAATACCGACAAGTTGAAAAGGGGTATTGTTTCGGTTAGAAAAGGTAAAAGTGCCCATATTACTTGTCTCAAAGTCCAACGAGTATCTCCAAACCTCAATGATATTATCCATAAAGTCGTAGGGGGTGGTATGCCTACATATGGGCAGTTGTCTAAATTAAATGATGAAGAACGAGAATACTTATATAAGTTAGGAAAGCATAGCGACCTATTGGATAAGATTGGAGTAGAAGCCCCAACCAAGGCAGAGGATGATGCCGATGTTAATAGGTTTGAAATAATGAAGGGTGAGATTATGAGCGGTAATGATAGTAGGGAGATGGTCGCCGATTTTAAAAAATTGATTGTTAAGATGATTTCTAAACGCCTTCTACCGCCAGGACAAGCAAAGTCTTTACTTTTAGAATTAACCCAAATTGGGTATTGAAAAGAATATAAAGAAACGACATAAGATAATATAATATGCCTCTAACCGCCATAGATTACTCGCACACTTTTATCTATAAACTCTGTTGTAAAGACCCTACTATTACCGATATTTATATAGGGCATACTACAAATGTAGTTAAAAGAAAGCAACGACATAAATATTGTTGTAATAATAGTAGTTGTAAAGACTATACTAATTATGTATATCAATTCATAAGAAATACTGGGGGTTGGTGTAATTGGGATATGGTTGTATTAGTTGAACTGAATTGTAATGATAAATATGAAACAGAAAGGAATGAGAGTAAATATATTGAAGAATTACAAACAACATTAAATAAACAAATACCTACGAGAACAGATAAAGAATACTACGAGCAAAATAAAGATAAAATAATAGAACAACAAAAAGAATACTACGAGCAAAATAAAGATAAAATCGCAGAATACCGAGAGAAAAATAAAGATAAAATCGCAGAATATAACAAAGAATATAAAGAGCAAAATAAAGAAACATTAACAGAATATAACAAAGAATATAGACGCCAAAATAGAGAAAAAATATTAGAACAAAAAAAAGCATATAGAGAAAAGCAAAAGGCATTAAAGGCGTTAAGTATTTAACAAAATATTTATATAAAGATATAGTATAAACTAAATTATGAAGAAACCAGTACTACCCGAAGTTTATGAGCGTATGCTCTCATACCAACGCAACTACTACGCAACTATGCCTGACGAACAACGAGCAAAATATAAAGAAAGAAAACATCTATATTATTTAGCAAAAAAACAATCGGTAAAGGGCAAATAATATATACCATAATATTATATGCCTATACCTATAGATACAGAATTATACGAACAAGCAAAAGCAACTATAAAGGCAATTTATAAAAAACCATCAGCATACGCCTCAGGAGCAATTGTTAAAGAATATAAAAGGTTAGGGGGTAGGTATATTGATGACGACCAACCTAAAAACTTAAAACGATGGTTTCATGAAGACTGGATAAATGTTAATCCAGTATTAGGTATAACGAATGAAACCGCATACCCATTATATCGTCCTACTAAAAAAATCAATAGTAAAACTCCATCCCTATTACAAAATATACCAATAAGTAGATTACGAGAGCAATACCATCTTAAACAAATATACAAGGGAAACAAAAATTTACCTTCATTTTTAGGCAAATAACATTATTGTTTATACGAATAATTATCATATAAACAATATAAAGGCACCCCATATAATATAGTAAAATGGATACTACTACAAATACCCCTGCTAATGTTTATGGAGCGTTTTATAACGGATTGACCGAGATAGGACTTAACTATAATGATGTGATTACCAACTATAAATATGTAGGCGGAGATAATGGTAGTCATAAGAAGTATTTTGAGTTGATTACCAAAACCACCCCTATTACAAGACCACCTCATATTACTCATTGTATATGCGGACATTATATTAAAGAAAACTGCTACATAACTGATGGTAATGGTAATGTATTGGTTTTAGGGAATAAGTGTATTAAGCGATTTATTAAGAAATCAGGACGAACATGTGAAACATGCGGAGAACCTCACAAAAACCGCAAGGTAAATAAGTGTAATAGATGTAGATAAGTATATATTATGTAAAACCATATAAACATTATTATCTCTATATATATAATATGAACGCTGAAACTACCGCAGAAAAGAAACCCAAGACAGACCGAAAGACTTACATGCGAGAATATAAGAGAAAACAATATGAGGAACGCAAAGACTATATTAAAGAAATTAACAAAAAATCATATTACCAAACCAAGTACAATAGAAATGAAGAAGATTATAAAAAATACGCAGACCATTACCCAGCGGTTTGTCGTATTAAACGGGAGTTGGAGAAAGTCCCATTAGAAATTATTGTCTGTATTTTGGCGGATTATAACCAACAACAAGGAATTATTATTTAATGTTATTTATTTTTTATATGATGTATGTAGTGTAAATAGGGCAAATATAGACAAAGTTGTAAATATTTAGTTAATGATTTAATTAAATACTTATTTTGAGTTTTGAAATAGTCCCAATATTTCGGTGAAAGTTTCCCCCAAAAGTTTCCCCCAAGGTTTTTGAAAGTTTCCCCCATTATTATTGTTATACCATATATGGTGTTATTATTATTTGGTTGTATGTATATATTTGTGATGATAGGGGGGAAAGGGGGAAACTTTTTCTACTTTTCAAACTATTCTATATATTGACTTTCTTTTTTTTTTTTTTTATTTTTGAAAAATCATTTTCTATAAAAGTCTTTAAAAATTAGGTTTCCCCAACAAGTTTCCCCCACTCTTCTTACTGACTTTCTTAATCACTATATAAACGATTTAC